GCCCTTGCTGCCTACAATCTTCGCAATGTCTGTCGCCACGTTGTCAACTTCGGAGTCACCGCTGAAGATTGGCGTTGTCTTTTCGAATGCCGTCCTCTGCTTCGGTGTCATGGCAAGTTTCGCCTCGTCACCTCCTACACCCTGCGCAACCTTCGCACGTTCCTTCAGTGCCTTCTCCGTCTCGCCCTTGAATTCCTTCCAAGTCTTCTTGCCTACTTCGGGCTTCGCCTTCTCCGTCTCTCCGGTAAGCAGCCTTCTGATTGCGGAACGTTCCTTTCCCGCAAGTTTTCCGAGGTTGCGCAATCCGTACCTTCCCATAAGAAGATTCGCTGCGCCTTCGTCAACGATGTTCGCCTTGATTTCTTCTGAAGACTTCACACGATCCGAATCTATGGATTCCTGCACGAGTTTGTCGGTGGCCTCCATAAGGGCAGGTGTGCCGAATGCGCTTGCCACGCCTACACCCGCACGGCCTACGCCCTGCGCAGTCTCTCCTGCAAGACGTGGTGCGAGTCTGCCGAAGGCACGTACACCGAGTTGTCCCGCCTTTCCGATAGGGTTGATTCCGTACACGATATTCTCTGCGACATCGGTTGCGACATCTGCGGGAACGAAACCCTTTCCCTCTTCAAGGCTCTGCATCGTCCTCGGTGCAACGAACTTCAGACCGAGCGCAGCCAACCTGTCGCTTGCACCCGCTCCTGCATCAGTACCGCTGAAGATTTGCTTGTTGCGCAACTTAACGCTTTCTTCCTTCAGCATCTCGTAGAGGTCTTCCTTGGGCATTCCGTTTTCTTCTGCAATCTCCGAAATCACCTTGTCGGAAATCTCCGAATCTGCCTTCGCCCAGTATTTAGGACTACGTTCGTCAAGGATATCGTCACCTCCGAACTTTGCAAACATCGTTCCAATCTCTGTACGATACTTCGGGGATTGTGCAGTAGCCCTCGTCACCTTCTCTATCTCGGTGTCCTTCGGCATCGCTGCAGCGACAGCCTTTGTCAAGTTGTAGAGTTTCGGGTCATTGAAAGATGCGTAGATGATTTTTTTCGCTTCCTCATCTCCCTTATCGTTTATGTTGTTTGCAAGTGCTTTTGCGTAACTTTTTTCGGATTCGGAAAAACCATCATTAAAAATGACATTATCATACAACTCGTCAATGACCTTGTCCCTAAAACTAGTAGCCATAAAGCCTCCAAGATTACTTTTATTTATTCAAAGAATGGTAAGCCTTCTTTGCGTTTTCAAACTTTTTCGGGTCTTTACGTTGTTCATAGTTAAGACGGGATGCTCCATCATTCAGCCATCCAGCATATTCATCAGCAAGTCCTTTACGATAACGTGCTTTATCCTCGTTCGTTACGAGTTTGTCAATGTCCTTTGTAATAGTAAGGAATTCATCGTCACGCTTTGCGCCCTCGGTGGCATCGCCAACACGCTTCACGATGTCGGAAAGTTCCGCCTTCTCCGCATCGGTTGCGCCCTTCCTCAATTCTGCAATGCGCTCCTTTAGTTTGCGCTTTCGTGCGGAAAGGTCGCTTTCCTTCATTACCTTGTCGAAGAAGGTCTCTTCCTTCGGTTCGGATTCCTTGACTTCCGTTTCGTTCTCCGTCTTCGTTTCGGTCTTGCCTTGGCCTCCTCCGATAGTCACGATGTCATCATCGGAGAGTTCGACACCGAGGTCTTTGAGCCTCTTGCGGTAGTACGAAACGTCAATCCCCGCAATGCTCCTCACATCTGGCGTGACGCTCTCGGAGTTCACCTGCACGAGAGCCTTCTTCAAGTTGGTCATCAGTTCGTCAATCTGCGATTCACGTTCCTTGCTTGCAACTTCAGCACCCCTGCGGTTCTCAATCTCGGCAAGTTTCTTGCGGGTGGCGAGATCGTCCTCACGCATCTTCTGTTCACGTTCCTGCAACTTGCGCTGCTTGTACGCATTGAGTGCGGACACGTCACCTGTATTGATGAACGTTTCCTTCGCAACCTCGTATTCCTTGTCGTTGACGGGTGCATCCCAGTCGTTTTCGAATATCGCCTTCCTGTTACTGCGTTCCACCGCTTTCTGACCGCCTAGGAGAATGTTTGCGATTCCGCTTGCAATCATCCTGTTCCGTTCGTCATCACGTTCCCTCGAATTGCGCATTGCGCTCATCATCGTGTTCGCATCGAGGATATTGCGGGTCGGGCTGTAAATTCTTGCCATGATAACACCTCCCTACTGAAGCAACGCCATGTCGGCCTGTGTCATGTTTGCGCTCTTTCCCTGCAGGATGTTCAGCAAGTCCGCCATGTAGTCGGATTCCTCGCCACGTTCACGCTCAATCTCGCCACCGATGAGACCGAGTTTCTGACGATATCCCGCTTCCTGCAAGCCCATCTTGTTCTGCATCTTGTCGATGTAGTCGCTCCATTCGTCATAGGCTTGACCCTTCGCTTGCTGATATTCTTGGCTTGCGAGTTTCTGAAGTTCAAGGCTCTTGTCCGCCACATTCTGTGCGATGGCCTGTCCCGCTCCGCTGCCCCTGCCAAGACCAGCACCGCTTGCGGAATGAGACAACGTGTTGACGATATCCTCAAGCATGGCGTCCTTGTTCTCAACGAGGAAGTCCTCCTTCGTAAGGGGATTCCCTTCATCGTCCGTGAACTGGAACTTGTCAAAGTCGTATACAAATGCGTTCGGGTCGTATCCCGAAAGCATATTCTGATAATCTTTCTTCATTTCGGGAGTGACGAACCTGTCCTGCCCCTCATGATAGGTATCGAGGATGTCTTTCATCCTGTTGTATTCGTTCGCAAGATTACCCTTGATGTTCCGAATACGTCTCTCGTTCTCACGCTGTTTCTTCGGGTCGGCATATAGACGATCGTAGAGACCGAGTCCGAGTTCACCGATTCCGCTTATGATGTCATCCATAGTGTCATCTCCTTATTGGACGATTCCAACGGCACACTCACCCGCAAGCAATGTCCCGTCAAATTCAGTCCCGTCAAGTTTGTTCAATGTGTAGCACTTTATAGGAAGCACGAAGTTTATGTCCTTGAAAGCCTTCACGAAAAATAGATTCCCCTGCACACACCAAGCATACGAATCGGTCACCTGCTTTCCGTAAGAACCCTTCAGTATTTCGGGGAGTTCGTTTGTTGGAGTCCAAGGTGTAAGTTTCTCAATCATCAGAAATCCATAGCCTCGCCACCAAATTCAATACCCATCAACGCAAAAGGACAATTCTCAACGCACGAAATCTCAAGTGTAAGGTATCTTCCCCAGTCGCCAAGGTAGAACATCGTCTCGAAGTCGTATTCTCCTATACGTCCGATAGGCAACTGCTCGATACTTGAAAAGACCGCACCATCAAACGAATAGCGTATCGTAACCAGTGCGTTCTCCGCCACCGAGTTATTCTGTCCGTTGTTCGTGATGATGCGGATATAGTCACATACGAAGTTGAGATGGTCTGCATAGATGACGCCACCGACACGCTTGCGCATTATCGGTCTTCCGTCATGTTCCGTCCACTTCGTGTTGTCCATTACGACACAGGCGTCTCGGTCGGCAAACAGGATGCTGCCTTCCTCGTTCATCTGTGCGTACCTGTAACGCCAAGCCTTCAGTTCGTTCTTTTCTCCGAACGATGCCCTCTTGTGCCATTCTTGGGTCAAGAAATCGTACACGATAGTGACGTTCGCAGTCACGAACGTGAGCGCATAGAACGTGTGGCGGTTCTCCTGCCAAATCTGACCGATGGCGTCCTTCTGTTCCGGAAGGCTTCCAATCAGTTCCTCAATCTCTATCGTGCTGATGCGTTCGCTGTCAACGTTTCCCCTGTTAATGTAGACGCCATTGTTGCCTACGTCAGAACCGCCAAGCCAACATACCACATCGCCAAGACCGCACAACGAATTGACGGCCTTGATGCCGATGTTCTTTGCTGCAGTGTCGGGAGAAACGAAAGGAAAGTTCACGTCATTGTTGTACTGGAAAACTTGGTACGAGCGAGAACCGAAAGTGAAAAGCCTTGACCCGTTCGCATACAAGGCCAAAGTATTGTCCGGTTGCCATTCGGAATACGTTATGAATCCCCTGTTAGCAGTTGACGCCAACATGAAGATGTCATAATATTCCGGTTCGTTCGGGTCGTACTTTTCAAAGGGGTACTGATAACTTGTATAGAATGCGTCAGTTCCCGCATCGTTCACGACAAGGTATCCGTAGAGGTATGCGCAGTGCGTAGGCTCAATCAACTTCGTGTCGGAGTTGACACGGAAAGGAAGACGGATGACCCCGTTCCCGCTGAACTGGATTCGTTGGTCAAGCACGCTCATTCCGGTATTCAGCGCATACACGTTGATTCCGTCAACTATGATCAAGTGCGGGTGTGCGCTTCCATAGCCTCCCGTCTCGCAGAACCGACAAGCACCGGAGGACGTGGCAAGTTTGCCGATGGATATTGCGTTGCCTTCCTCAAGTAGGTACAGCGTATCGCCCCACACCCCGTATGTCTTCTGAACTTCGGGTACTCCCGCACCTGCATAGTTGCGGGACACCTTGAACATACCCCTAGGTTCGCCCTGCGGTTCGCAGAACGTTGAGCATCCGTTGATACTCCGCATCACCATCGTGAAGGCTTGCTCCGTTGCATCCTTCGGTTCAACGAACATATTGACAGCGTCCGAAAGTCCTACCTTCCGGATATCGCTGCGCTTCACACCGCCACATATGTTCGTGATGAATTTTCTTGCCATACTAGTTACCGAAGATGAAAGACCCGCTCTTCAACACTCCCATGTCGAAGTTGCGGATGCCGACCTCACGTGTCAGAATCCTGTTGTCGGAGTTGTTCGCCTTGAGTTGTTCCTCAAGTTTGTTCAGTTCTACGAGCAACTCCTTGCGCTTCGTATCGGAAGCCCTCGGCTTGTCAACCGCCATCTTGTACGCAAGTGCCCTCGTGAGCAATTCCACGTAGGAAATCGGGAGGTTCACCGAATCGTCAAGACCGAGGCTTATTTCAATGTTGTATATCAACTTGACCCTGCGGTTCTGCGTCACGAAACGTGGCTTGAGGTAGAGGTAGAATTCATTCTCCCCGCAGGGCTGCCAAGAGTAAGACCAGTCGGGCAACGTGCCATCGTAGAACGATTCCACGGACACGAAGTTCATAGGCATCCAGTCGATAGTGTTCTCAGCCTTGCAGAATGCGGAATTTATCTTCGTGATTCCGTCCGCAACGATTCCGTCAGCACCGCCAATCTTGATTCGCTCTGCGTTCCCGTCAAGTTCAACCTCCCCACGGAATGCCGTTATGAGGTTGTTTCCGGAATATTCACGGAGGATTCCGCAGAACCTCTCGTATGCATCCTCCACGAGGTCACCCCTTGCACCCTGCCTTCTGTTTGCGAGGGTGGCACGGATCAATGCATCGTTGATAATTTCTCTGACACTACTCATATTGACCTCGTAAATAAATTAGTTTTTCAGATTGCGCTTTCGGTGTGCGATGTGCAAATCTTTTTTGCAGGGAAGAGGTCACGACCGAAAAGGTCAATCACACGCTTGCACGTGTCTATGCACTTCGTGTGCCTGTTGTTCATACGCATTACCTCGCACACGGCAGAGTTTGCGCAGAAAAGACAATACGAGTACGCACTACCCGCACTCGCATCATAAGTATAGGGACAAGTCCCCAGTATTACTATCTGAACGTTCGCCCTCATTTGGTTCTCTAGGTCAAGATTCCCGTAAGGGTCGTTGTACTTCAGATACCGCCTCTTCTTCGGAGTCCGCAATATTATGTTTGCGAAGTTCTCCGCATAGGTGGCCAGTTCGACATTCTCCGGTTCTGTTATCCGTCCCGAAGCCTTCTGCTCTAGGAGGTACTGAAGCCTCCTGCTCGATATGTGTGTTAGTTTTTTCAACATTGACATAATTTGACACCTCGTAACAATAAAATAACAAAAATGGCGGGTAGAGTCAACTACCCACCACTTGACAAGGTGTCAATTCTTGTCAGTTTTGCTACTTCACGAGGATGTAGGCGACAGCACGAGGTTCGACAATACCTGCCATCGACACGATATCGAAGCGGGTCTTGTTCACCATCGTTGCGAGGTCAACGAGTTTGTTCTTGTGGATGTTCACGCCATCGACAGAACCCTTCTCGTATTCAGCACCTTCGGCATCCAGTTTCTCAAGGGTTTCAAATTCCATCGCACCTTCCGCACGGATGATACCACCGAAGTAGTTACCCGCAGCAGGAATGGAGACCTTGGCGGAATTGAAATCGGTTGCAGCGAGGTCGGCATTGCCTTCGGTAGCCACTTCACGGCTGCCAGTGGCGGAATTGAGATGCACGGCACGGACAACAACGGATGCGGTCGTGGCGGACGAGGCAACGGACACGTCAGCGGTCACAACGAATGCGTGGAGGCATTCGGTCACGTCACCGACAAGGTCGGTCGCATAGACGCCTTCAACCCAAATCGGCATACCCTTCGGGATGGTGAATCCGGAAGCAGCAGCAGAGAACGAGAGTTTGAGGGTGGCAGTACCAGTACCGCCATCGACATAACCATTGGAGGAGGCGAGGGTAGCACCCGTCAGACCCGTCACGCAGTCGGCAGAGACCTTGACCTGCTTGAAGAAACGCTGGCTGCGGTATTCAGCCCCGTGGAACGTACCGAGAAGACCGCTCTTGTACATTTCGGGTGCGCCAGTCGGGACGAACTGCTGACCATTGGTGGTGAGGATCGCTTCAATCTGCGAGGAGATGAACCCGTAGAGTTTTTCGTTCGTGATGTCACCGAGGTAAGCGGAAGCCTTGCTCAACGGGGAGAAGCCTTCGCCAACGAAAGCGACACCGCACTTGCCGAGGTCGCTCTGAACGGCCTTGCGGACAACTGCGTTGACGAGTTTCTGCGAGTTCGGGATTGCGATTTCCTTGTCCCAGTTCAAGTCCGTGACGGATTCAATCGCATTGGTGTTGATACAGATGTTCCACGGATCGAGCGACATGGAGACTTCACGTTCGTGGATTTCCATATCGGTAGCAGTGGAGGACACTGCCAACTGGTTCTGCGGTACACCCGTATCGGTGATGACGAAGCGGTAAGTCTGCCCGTTGCGCTTACCTTCCAACTGGCCCTTGAAATAAGCCTTTGCGCCTACCTTGAGGTAGCCTGCAATCTCGCTGAAGCGCAGGGCGACAAGTTCAGCGAGGGAGTTTGTACGAATGGTGTTAGCCATATGATTAACCTCTGAAAAAGATTAGTTTGTTTACATCCTCGGATGGCTCTTGAGGTAGTTTTCCCAGTATGCAGAGTCCTTGCGGATTTCTCCACCGCCATCGGTGTTCGCCTTCGCTTGGCGTCCTGTCGGCTTGATTCCGTTTAGACCCTTCGGTGCTGCTTCCTTCGGTGCATCCTCGGTGTCGTTGTTTTTCTTCTGCGCCCTCTTGCTCTTGACAATCCTGTCGGCAAGACGGCATCTGTTGACCAACGCATCGAAAGCAACTTCCTTTCCGTGCCTCGTCTTCTTGCTCAATATTTCATTGAGGTACTGGGGCTTGGTCATCATGACCCTCAATACGATTGGCGAGATGTCGCAATCGTCAAGGCAACCAAGGATGACTCCATCGGGGTCTTCGGCATCAAGCCTTTCGACAAAATCCGTTCCGGAGTTCTTCACGAGTCGGTTGTAGATTTCTCGGTCTTGCTCATCGGGGAAGCATTGCGCCACCCTTCGTTCGTTCTCGGCAACGTCATCCTCCATCATGACACGTTCACGTTCCTCGGAAAGCCTCTTGGCCTCGTTCTCGTTGGTACGCAACTGCACGATGTCGGACAAGTTCTTGTTGTCAACCTTGAAATCTTCGGAATCCACATTGCCGAGACGCTTTCTCAGTTCTGCGTTTTCCGCCTCAAGTCTAGCGATACTCTGTTCGTATGAGAGTTTCTGCTTCTTGCGCTTGTCCTTTTCCCTGCGGAACGATTCTGCCCAACGCTGCTTGTTCTTTTCGAGGGCATCCTGTCCGTCACCTCCAGTTTCGCCTCCCTTCGGTGAAGATGGCGTCTCGGTTTCGGTAGGCTTTCCGCCACCTTCACCATCACCCGATCCACGATTGCGACCATCTCCGTCATCGTGGCTGACTTCCTCTTCCTCGCCTTCATCGCCCTGCACCGATTGCGGGTCGGTCGGGTTCGCTTCGGGTTCGTTCGGTTCGGTCTTCGGTTCGTCCTTACCTTCGGCCTCGTGCATCTTTTGCAGATAGGCTTGGGCTTCATCGGTGGACATCAAGGTATTAATCATATGCCTTACGCATCCTTTACGTGTTTTGCCCCACGTAGGCGATGCGACACCATGTCGCATTCTGAAACTAAATTAGTAGTTTTGCACGGATGCACACCCGAAAATTATTTAAAAAATTTTCGTTAATCTTTTTTACTTTATAAGAAAGAAAAAGAGAAAGTAACCAAAGAGAAATAAGAAAGAAATGGTATTTATTATAATAAATAATATTATATATATAAAAAACTATTCCATATATATATAGACACAATTGTTCAACAATTGATTTACAATTGTTCAACAATTGTTATCTGTAAAACCTTAACATTGTTTGGATGCACGGATTCGGCATCGCTACACTATCGGAACGTGTCCGCAATTCGTCAGAAAGGCACGTTCTAGCCCCTCTTTCTGCTCGGTGGTGTAGTTGTTCCACAAAAAGAAAAAGAGGCTTCTAGAGCCTCTTTTGCGTTTAGATTTGTATTTATGCTAGAACGAAGGGTCAAAATACCTTTCGGCATGGCCTATGAGCCATTGGCTTCCGCTGCCGAGTCTACGGGTCTCCACAGAGACCAGTTTGCCGTCCGCATTGTTGACATATTTCTTCTTCAAGTCCCGCCACTTTCCGTTACGGAGGACGAGGGTCTTCACATTGCCATCGGGATTCTGGAAGAATTCGTATTCTTGATGCTCGGATATTCCGTCATTGTCGGTTCGCTTGTATCCGAGTTCACGGATGCGGATTTTCTTCTCGCTGATAACCTCGATCACCTCCCAAGGGTCTCTGTCGCTCCAAAGGAGTTCGGTCACGCCCATACCTACTTCGGGCTTGGGCATCTCGCATTCAGCGGAAATGCGGTTCTGTACGCTTCCATACCATTTCATCTTATGCCTCCCCTTCGTTGGATTTGGTTTCTCTTTCGTGGGTTTCCTTCATCTTGTCCATAAACTTGACGAGGTCGGCAATGGCCTTTAGAGCCTCGTTGTAATGGAATTCGTCACCGCTCCAGTAGTAGCATTCAAGAGAGAGGGTGAGGCTATGCGCAGCGCACCTCGCATCGCAAGCGAAATCCCTGCTCTGCCTGTATTGATTCATCTTTTCGAAGTCCATAGTGTGCCTCCTTGTGGCTGTCGGTTGTTGTTGATTATGTCCATAATATACATTTTCGCTTGTTAATGTGCAATAGTTTAACAAAAGAAAAGTTTAATTTTACAAAACTTGCCGTTTACGCTCAAATTTCGCCATATTGTAAACTTTCTTTGTATTAAAACTACTGCACAACATTGCACTAGTATACTGCACGATTGTGTACATAGATACAAAAAGGACACCCGCCATGATGACGGATGCCCTCCGGTTTTAGGTCGGCTACTGACCCAGTCTATTCTTCGTCAGCCGTGTCCCATCCGAGAGCCTTGCTCTTCGTGAAGTGGGCTGTATCGCCTTTCAAGTTGCTGTTGTAGTACCCGCCTATGCTACCGCTCGTCAGCATCTTGCCCACGAATTCCGGAGTCAGCGAATACGAGTAGTTCCGCCCGTTGAGGTTCAGCCGTGCGAGTCCGAGTGACGGGACGATGTGGACACCGCCTACCCAAGACGAAGACAAACTAATCGGTCGCCTCGGCTCTTGGTCTCGCTTCCAGTATTCCTCCACCTTCTGCGGTTCGTCATAGTTCTCCGCCCAAGCCTTCGCTCGTGCCTTCGCATTCGCAATCTGCTTCGGTGTCATCCCGATGCGCACGAACTGGCGTTCACGCTCCTTCGTGTACTTGTCTATGGCGTCCTTGTGCTGTCTGTCCGTCTGCATGAATGCAGCCTTCTTAAAGGCACGGCCGGACGCCTTGAAGTCCGCATTGTGCGTTCCCCTAGGATATACGTTTATACTGAATCTCATAACAGGGTATCCTCCACCGCATCCGCAGTCTCAAGTGCGGTCTTCTCCGTCTCGACCGCAGTCCTCTGCATCTCCGCATTGACCTGCTTGTTCTTGATGGCGAGTTCTCCCGCAACCTTGGCATTCTGCGATTCAAGTTTTGCAGTCTCAAGGTTCATCTTGTTCTGTTCGCTGATCATGAAACGCTGCATTCCGAGATTCCTGTCTTCACGCTGATTCAAGAGCGACATCTCGGAAGCCTCGTACTGCTTCTGCAGTTCATCGTTCTGCTTCTTGAGTTCCTCGATCTGCATATTCATCTGTTCGCACAGACCCTGCATCCTGCGCAGTTCGTGTATTGCGGTCGGGTCTGTCGCCTTGTCGCTAACCACCTTCAAGTCAAGCGGTAGGTTAGCAACGAGGTCTGCCTTCACGCTCTCTGACTCGTCACTCTTCAGCGTGTCGAGGTAGTGCATCGCAACGAGTGCCTTCATGTTTTCGGGTACGAGTCCCGCAACTACGGAGAGTTCCTGCTGCTTCTTCATCTTCTCGCTGATGACCGCAGGGCCGTTCTCCAACGTGAACGGCAAGTCCTTGCCCTCGGTGAGAAGTTCAATGACGATGCGCCCGATGGTTCGGGTCGCCTTGTATGCGTTCTGGTAGAAGTTCGCAACGTTGCTCTCGGAGTTGACCTGTTGCTGCATCACCTCCGTGGCGGTCTTGTTGCTCTCGTTGATTCCGTTGATTCCGGTCAGCGGTACACCTACAACATCGGACAGGAGGTTGCGTGTGTTCGCAATCATGTCGGAGAGGTCGCCAGTGACGAAGTTCTCTTGGATGGGGATTGGCGGTTTCTCGCCCTTGTACATCACGAGAAGCGAATCATCCTCGTTCATCTTCTTGTAGTATTCGTCAAGACCCGCAACAGAGTCAACGTTTGTGATGAGGTTGGCCTTTACGCTACGACCCGCACGTTCCACGAGTGTAGAATATGCGATGTTGATGCCCAACTGCAACGAGAAAGTCTTGTCAACGATGCCAGTGTAGAAGATTTCCCCGTTCCGGTACGTGGAGAATCCCGCAAAGCGGATGATGGGGATGTATCGGATCGGGAGTTCACCCGAATCGATTATCGCATTCCCGCAAATCTTGAACCACTGCACGATTGTGCGTTTTTCTGTCTTTGTTTCGCTAACCTTGAATTCAATCTTGTGCTTGCGGTAGTACGTGACAATCTGTATCTTGTTCGCAACATCGGGGAATTGTCTGTTGTCAACGAACGACAGCGTAGGCTGCGTTGCAGGGTAGTCCATCGGGACGATTCCGTTTCCGTAGAGCCTCTTGGCCTTCTTCAACGAGATGTAGTTCACGATTGCGCCCTGCTCCGCATCGCTCCCGTCAACGTTGTTTGCGTTCGGGTCAAAGGCAACACTCTCTTGGCGGACTACGAATTCACCGCAAATCTTGTTCTCTCCGGTGAGTTCGTCCTTCTCCACACCGAGGAGGTAGAACCCGTTACCGCACACGTATGCACGGCCTAGAGCATCGATGTATGATGTCTTGCAGTCCGTGTCGCCCTCGTACTTGTCTATGCCCTTCTGCACGTCATCGTAGGAAAGACCGATTCCGAAAGGATCGGTATTCACTTCCTCGTTGCTTTCGGTGTTCTCAAGCGCAATGTGGTACGGGCTTCTGCTGAACGGGGAGACGGATGCATTCTTGAGAACTTCCCAGTTGGAGAAGTGGAGGTTAGGGCGCAACTTGTTCGTCCTTCGGTACGTCTTCTTCGTGTTGTCCGTCCAAAAGTTCCCACCGAACATCTCAAGTTGTTCGGTCTGTCGGTTCATGTCGGTAGCGAAAGCCGTTGCAGAATCCGTGAGGAATTCTTGACACTCCGCAATGATTCCAAGTTCTTCTTCGTTTTGCATAGGATATCCTCTAATTCCAAATTAGTTTTTTAATGCCCGAAAGCCCTCAAGAATGCGTTTGCCACCGCAGTGGCGTCTGCGTGCTTGGCGACCTCACCACGCTTGTATACCGCAAGTGCTACCGCATCCGCAGTATCGGGCGACCTGCCTATAAGTGCCTTAATCTCTTCTTTCTTAACGAGTTGTATTTTCCCTGCGCTCGTCACATCGTATGTCGTGTGCTTCAGTTCCTCCCTCGCCTTCTCGTTGTCTATGTAGAAGCCTCCTCGGATGCGGTCGCCTAGCCTAAAGTACATCTCCGCACGTGCGTTCGCATAAGCCTTGTTGTCTTCAGCGGATTGCCCGAAGTTAGTGCCGATAGTCTCCACCTCGTAACCGTCAACGATGAATGCACGATTGCACATATCGAACAGGCCGTTGCCGAAGCCTCCGGTCGTGTCTATGTTTATCTGCCTAGCCCCGTACTTGTGGACAAGGTTGCGCACGATGGAGAACTGGTGGTGCGTATCTGCGAGGTTAGTTCCCACGTCCTCGATGATTCCGGAATCGTCAACCGCTATGAAGTGGAAATCGTCACGCCCAGTACCTGCGCAGTCGCACCCGATTGAAACGAAGCCACGCCTCGCTTGCTTGATTGTCGGGAAGTCCGTAGTGCTGACAACGCAGAATTCCAAGTCCTCATCAAGGATTTCTCCGAGAATCTCCTGTCGGTAGAAGTTCGGGTCGTTCACCAAGTCCTTGATGAGTTGCTTCTCTTCCTCGGTGGCCTTGGGGTTGTCATCCATCGTTACGCCAGTGATGACAAATTTTGACGGGGTCTTTCCCTTCACCCACTTGTCCCATTCAGTCCCCTTCTTCGGTGTGGATGCAAAGATTAACTCGGTACGACCTCCGCTGTCACGCATACACGGGGCGACCGCAGCGAAAAGCAATGCGGGTCTAGGCGCAAGTGCGACCTCGTCAAAGTAGATTTTCAGAATCTTCGTTGCGCCACGTGAGTTCTCGTAGTTCTCGTATGAATAGTAAAAGAGGCGTCCCTTTCCGCCAACGCTGATGACGTGCTTCTTCTCGTTCACCTTCACTTTGTATCCCCAGTCCTCAAGGGTCTCCTTGATGAACGGGAGGAACTGCGTCTCCATGACGTTGTTCGTTTGGCAGAAGTAGATGATGCGCTTGCCTTGGATGATGTCAAGCGCAGAGCATTTTATCATGAAATAGGATTTGCCTGCGCCACGACCGCAGTACAAGCCCTTTATGCGCTCATCGCTCCTGAAGAGTCGCAATTGGTGCGGGAGAAAGTCAATGTTTATCTTCTTCGCCATCGGTTTTCACCTCGCCCACCTGCACGATGACTTCCTTGTCATCGTCATCCTCGGTAATGTTGGCATCGGGCTTTATCGTGGCGTTGTACGCAGCGACCTCTATTGCGCTGTCGCTCGCCCATTCAAGACCCTGCGATGCAAAGAACTTCAGCACGGCATCGATATTCCCCTTGTCGTAGTGTTTCTTCAGCGCAGGAAATATGAGTTTGTACTTGTTGTCGATGAATCGCTTTCGCTCTCCGGTGAATCCGAACATTGCGTAGAATTCTTCCATCTCCTTCGTGAGTCCAACGGCAGCGGATTCCCACACTTGCCTCTGCTCACGTAGGTGTCTACGCACGGCAAGACCACGAAGGCGCATTTCGTTTGCGTTTTCCTTCGTGAACTGGACACCCTCTTCGGGTGTTATCATTCCATATCCACCCGACATAAGATTTCCTCGTTAAACCACGTTAACTTAACAATACTATATTCCATAGTGAACATCCTTGTTTTACATCCCGATGTGGGATGCGGTTCTACATCCCGCAGAAGTCGGCAGATGTCAGACGCTTCGGTGCGTTCGCCTCAAGTTTTGCGATGCGCTTGGCGAGGTTCTCCACGATCGTCTCAAGTGCAGCGATGCGCTTGATTGTCGGGTCTTCCTCCGGCATCTCGGCAGGTTCTGGAACGGCATCTTCCTTCGGTGTCTCAACTGGTGTCTCAACGGGAACGGCAACGGCCTCTTCCTTCGTCTCTTCGGCAGCGTTCTGCGCTTTAGTCCTCTTCGCCATTTTCTTCATCCTCTTCATATTCGGGTTCTGCTTCAACGACCATCTCTTCAGCCTCGGAATCGTAGAGCGGTTCTTCGGCATTCCTCACGTTTTCGATGCCGAAGATGCATTCACGGATTTCGGCATTTTCTTCCTCGGAGAATCCGTACTTGTCGGAGAGTCGGTCAAGTGTTTCAACGAGGTTGTCGATGACGTCACCTGCGCTAATGTCTTTTGTTTTAACTTCTTGATTCGCCATGATGAATCCTTTTTTAGGGTTATCCTTTTATAAATTAGTTTTTTCGGGAAGGTGCAGGATAAACGAAAAAATCCCCGCATAATGCAGGGATTGGGAGAATTTTTCACGTGAAACATTGAAGATGGACAGAAAATCTGCCTATTTCTTCTTCGTTGTCTTGACCTTCTTGGTCGGCTTCTTGCTACCGCAGGGCATACTATTACCTCCTTATAGGTTAAATGTGAAATTGTTTTCCTTTGCACTCTTCGTGCGGTTACTTGTTGATTTCCTTCGTTGCTTCCTTCTCCACCTTCTGCAAGTCAGCGAGGTTGTTGTTCGCCCTATTGCGTTCTGTGCGGTAGGCGTTGATTGCGGAATCCACGTTCACCTTGACCGACCGCCAGTCCCCATCGGAGATTTCCATGAGGAACTTGACGATAGACCAAAGTGCGATGTATGCGTGTTCCCTCGTCACGTTGAAGATGACCTTGTTTGCTGATGCAATCTTGATGAAGGAGACGCCCTTCTTGATGAATTGTATTTTCATTTTGTTTCCTTTTTGTTAAAATAGTGAGAGTTGTGCATCCTTTTCTATTGGCTTGTACTCACGTCCCATAAGCCTTTTGTACTCGTCT